AATCGAATCAGTATCAGATCGCACTAGCGTTTGTGTAAAGTTCTCAGGGCTGGTCAAGCTCTTGGTGGGATCAATGATTCCGAACGTGACAAAGACAGTTGAATAGCGCATCTTGACCATATCACGAACACGAACACTATCTTTAACTAGATGTTCGTCCATGTTCAACTGGTCGGCACTGGCTGGTGGCTCTTCAATCGCGTTAAAGTTTAACGACTGGTTAAGCTCATCCCAGTAGATGAAATGCGGCTTAGCCTCTGAAAGCTCTTTCATGACTTTGTTCACGTCAGTAGGCTTGGCAATAATCCCGTCAAGGTTTCCGCTTGAACCTAAATCAGAGTTATCGACAGCCGTTTGCCATTGCACATCATCTATGAAAAGCGGATCGATATCAGCAAAGTTCACTAAGATATCTTTCGCGATGTTATGCACTTCGTCTTGCTTGCGATAACACTGCTGGACTATCGTGTCTTTTTCGTGCGCCTTTGCTGTTGTATTAAACTGAGCTCGAACCAGTGTGAGCACATCACCTGCGCGGGTGAACTCGGCAATCTCTGACCCGCCGAGCGTTACCCATCCTAGCGCGTCGTACTCTGAACCAATACCAACCGGCGAAAGCGTTAAGCTCGTCGCGCTGTCTGTAATGCCTGACGGATGCGCAGTTGCATCAATAGAGCCGTTGCTAGGCTTTGGCACCTGCGCCTTTTTCTCGCCCGCCTTGGCTAGCGTGTCTTTCGCTGTGATGCGACACTTCCCGCCGCTTACGTCCATCTTTTCTATGATGTAGTTTAGCGTCCTGAAGTTTTCAGGCTTATAAACTCCATCTTCTAAGTAGCCAGTAAGCAGGCGCAACGGTCTAAACTGATAGTTAGAATTGCGCGCCCTCATCTTAGTCCAGAAGGTGCCGCGATCCGTGGCGATGTATGAACGCTCGCTAACATATTTATCTATGTCGAGGTCGTTAAAAGTATGGTCATTAAACGTTATAGAAACGCTTGAGCGCTCGCCCAATCCGCCGCTCACATCTATCTTGGATGGTGTAATAGATACGCTATCCACGCTCGGTATCGCCCCTATCGCTATTGGGTGAGGGCTTCTTGGCTCGCAAAAGCGATAGACTTTGCGTGAGATTAGCGTTATCTCTTCGTCTCCGTTGCCAGTCTCTAAAATCAGCTCATCATCACCAACATAAAGCGAGTTAACGAGCACTTGAGAAAGCGTATACTCTCTATTATTGGCGACGTTATCAAAGCCGGAAACACGCACGCGATCACCAACAAGAAAGCCGTCAGATATAAACGAGCCTGCTGCGCGGGTGAATCTGTCAAGGGCTGAATCTGCATCAAGCGTTGTTACGCCAGTTGTTTTGGGATTAAACGGCGTAAAGTTCAACAGGTCGCCACAGGTTTCTACTGTGTTGTAGCACTTGCTGTCACCAGTCGCTAGAGATGTTACTACGTCATTATCTTTAGGGTCGCTAGCTGCTGTGGTGTTGTTGGTTATCGTCTCACCTGAACCGCTGCGAAACTGGATACCATTATCGATAGTAAACTCTACGTTGCTACCGTCGATACCTGTGATCGTACCCACTGCGCCAGATAAAGCGCCTTCTATTTCATCGCCTATGTTGTAGCCGGTAGGGAACGAGCCAAACATACCCATTGAGAACTCACCAGCCACACAACGAACAACACTAAACTCATCCGTTACGCCATACTCTAAACCGCAGTAATCAAGATCTAATTCAACAATATATACGTGCTCTTTGGCGTAACTTGCCCGCTCAGTTTCATAGCTCACTATGTGCCCTCATTTTAAACCCTGCCTGCATCAATTGATGACCGCCGCCCATGTTGGACGGCTTTATATTGCCGGTAGTATATCCATACGCTGCCGCTTGATAAAGATCTGGTCGCCATTGGATAAAGAACGGTAACGTTTTAGCATGAATCATAAACGGCTTGAACGTATCGCGCACCCAATCAGGCGTGAGGTGTTTCCACTGATATTGTGTTTCTAGCCCTTCGCTTGATATCGTGCGTCCTAAAAACTGCCCCGTCTCAGACTCGCTTGTTTGGTAGTCAGTTTCGGCGCTAAGATCAATAGGGCTGTGGCCGCCATATATGGGCTGCTCCATCTGCATCGAGACGCCCGACTGCACTACGCCTATCTCCAAACCTGTTGTAACGGCATTCGTGGTAATAGCAATCTCAGCAATTACCGTAGAATCAAACGTGCGAAATATAGCGCCGTTATCATCAGGCGTGAACGTGGCAATAGTTGTAAGCGCGCCGCCGATGGTTGTAGCGTAGGCTATTGTAATCTCTGTGCCGTCGTCATGAGAACCGATATTGTGCGCTGCTATGCCAACGTAGTTGCAAGCTAGTGGAGCAGCTAGTTGAAACTTAGTGACCACCGCACCGGCTGCAGGCTCGTAACGCTGGTAAGTGTTAGGCGTCAAGGCTTCGGGCGCTGTCGAGCTTGCGGCAAGTAGATTGCCATACCCGATAAGGGCATGGCGGCTAGTAGTGTCTGGCGTGATCGATATCATTAGTAAATCCAGTTGCGGCCTGAGAATACCTGTATTTTATCAGTTAAGTCTGTGACTGGCTCGCTCCCTGTTTGATTTCCTTCGTCGTCGTAGGTTAGCACATCAGCAAAGAAGGGTATCAAATCAACTTGATTTATCTGCTCACCCTCAGCCGCGACAATATCCCAGTCAAGCGCGTGCGCTGTGATGAGTAGTTCTAGCTGTGCTCTGGATGCTTCAGCGAAAACTAGCACCAACTGACGCCCGCCCGCCGCTTGTGTGCCCGTCATGACCGTTTCTGGCCATTGACCGCGCACGCTTAAGACAGCCTGCTGCACTTCTTCTGGCAGCGCGTAAACGTCTGCGCCCTCTGGCACTTCGAAAATATACATCATAGCTGTGATACCTCTGTCGCTGTTAGCGCTGCGTCGTAGATTGTTAGGCGCTTGATGTGGCCGTTTAAATTCGCTGTAAACGCGGTGCTCGCACCTATGGCCAATATGCCGCCAGTGTTCACAATACCGGCTGTACCTGCATCGCCGGTGATTGTTTGCACACCATCAAGATAACCGCTTAGCGTGTTCGCTGATATATCGAAAACGCTTGTCATCGAGAAATCATCACTATATGCGCCGCTAAGCGCTACCGTCTTCGCGCTGGTTCCGTGCTGAATTGCCAGCGCTCCGGAGTTTTGGATTAAGCCAAATATATTGCTAGCCGTGCTTGCTGGTACATAAATAAACCTAGTCGCGCCCGTGCTCGCGCTGGCTTTAATTGCGGCGTGTATCGTCGCGGCACCCGCTGGCATGTTGCCAGAATTAGGAATAGATAATTGATCAGCCAACCTGCTAACCGTTGCACCCTCTGTTTTTATATAGCTTGTTAGAACTTCTATTTGCTCGGCCTGAGCGCCCCAGACATAAAGACCGTCGCTACTCGTCCAAGCATTAGCTTGGTTTCGTGTATCAGTAGGGGACTTAATTAAAACAAAATCAGCTCTAATAGCTGTGGTAGCAGCTTCTACAACGCCCGAAATTCTGAACCAGCCCGCGCCAACTGGGAGTATTTGCGCGTTACTTATTTCAGGGTCAATCGTACCTATTGTGCCGGTAGATAAGTCGAAATTCGCCGCCGGATTACCCGTGACATGACCGTTAGCAAATGTCATCTGAATAAAGCTAGCTTCAGCACGCTTTACAAACACGCTAAAACAATAATCATTCGTGGCCGTTGTTGTGATTAGTTGCTGTAAAACTGGCGCAATCGTCGCAGTGCTACCTGCCTCAAACTTATCAGCAGTTACTGTCAGGTCTGGCGCAATTACAGCATCTGCTGTTACTGCCGCGTTACTTTTGGCCCAAGCAGCGTTATCAAATTCCTCAGATCTAAGCAGCAGGTTAGTACTTGCCTGCTCAATCAATACGCCAAGATTCTCACCAGTTGCCGCATCATACTCTGTGCGCTTGACGTTGCCTGTCGCCTCAGTATTTAGGAAGTACTCCCATCGACCCGTAGCGCCGAGCTGTCTATCTATAAACGTAGCGCTTGAGCCTCGCGCATAAGTTAGCAGACTGGACTCAGTTACCGGCGCGCCATTCTGAGCATATAACCCCGCCGCGAAGTTCATACTCACCGTAGGACATAGCGTTCTAGGCAGCGTCGCCGCGTCACTTGATGTCAGTGTGTTAGGCACTGCCGGTGTACCAGCCGCCTCAGCGTTAAGCGTGTTAGGTACAGCAACAGACCCCGCCGCTTCAGGCGTGAGCGTGTTAGGTATCGCTGGTGCGCCCTCAGTCTCTGCCGTGAGCGTGTTAGGTATTGCAACAGCGCCTTCTGTCTCGGCTGTCAGCGTGTTAGGTGCGCTTGGCGTTCCTGCCGCCTCTGCCGTGAGCGTGTTAGGAACACTCACCGCGCCCTCCGCCTCTGGTGCTAGCGTGTTAGGTGGTGATACGCTACCTGGTGGCTGTGGTGTAATTGGCATTTTTTAAGCTCCTGAGATTGTAGCGTTTAGTATAACGCCGCTGTCTGTTTCTTCGTTAATTCGTTCTATCAATTGTCGCACGGCTGAAGAGGAAACGAAACCATCGCCGCCGATACTTATGTCGAAACGCTTGCTTGCTTCTGGCGCTCTTGTCTCTTGCGACTGAACAACTGCAGGCGCAGAACCTGACACGCCCGCCCCGCCCACTGTGGGGGATGACTTACTGCCGCTTTTCATCTTCGCGATTAGCGCGCCAGTTTGAGCCACTGACGCAGCCGCATAAGCCGCGCCAAGAATGGGGCCGCCAATCAAGTTACCATGAGCATAGGCAGAAACAGCAGACTCATAGCCTTTAATGACCGCGCTAGTAATAGATAGCGCTCTCGTTATCTTCTCCGTCTTCTTGCCGCCCACTGCTGAAAGTTGCGCCATTCTGTCAAATCCGTCAGCCGCGTTCTTAAGGCTCGCGCTCTGCTCTTTTCTTTCAATAGCTACAAGCCTGTCTGTGTGCTCTTGTTTGCGCTGCGCTTCAAGCTCGTCAAACTCGTCTTTAGTCATCAGCCCCTCTTCTTTATGGGCTTTTAAAGCTTCGTTGTCTAGCTTGAATTTCTCGTTCTCTTGTTCGCGCTCACTCTCATATCTTTCCTGCATCGCTTCAAGTAGGGCGGCAGACTCTTGTCCCACCTTTTCAAGCTTCAGCTCTCGCATCTCGTCAGCGTTCTGCGCTTCTAGCTCCTTACCTAGCTCGGCGTGTTTAGCCTTGCTTAGCTCTTGATTCGCAAGCGAAGCGTCAAGCATAGCTTGCTCATTGGCTAGCTTTTCACGTAGTAGCTGTTCTTCAGTCTTGAAGCGATCTATAAGGCTTTTTGTATCGCTTGATAGATCATTTGTTTCTTCGCCTGAATCTAGGCGTTTTTGGCGCTCTTCTTCTGCCAGTCTCTTCTTTTCAGCCGCTAACCTCTTCTTTTCTTCTGCTGCGCGCTTCGCTTCTGCAGCCTGATCCCGCAGCGCTTGCGCTTCCTTCTTCGCATTCTCAATGCCTTCCTTCATTACTTGCGAGGGGAGAGGGGCGGCTAAGCTCTCAGATATATCCTCTATGCCTGCGTCTATCGCGCCACGAACGACGGCCAGTTCTGCCTCTATGGATTTGCCCCAGTCAGAGAACTCAAGTTGCTCTATATCGTGCCATGGAAGAGTATTCATCGCCTTGATTAAGCGCTGTATAGCGCGATAAGGGCCGTTAATAACGCTATCAGCAAAGTCTAGCATGTCTTCCATAGTTTGAAGCACTACAAGAGCAACAGTCTTGCCAAGCGTACCTACTACCCTATCTACTCCAGCGAATGCATCCATGATGAAGCCAAGAGAGTTGACGACAATATCCGCTCCCGCCGAAAGCTCATTACCAAAGCCGCGCGCCCCTCTAGCCGACGTAGTAAAGCCCTCTGCCAGCACCTGCATCAACGGTGCAAGATCCGCGACAGCCTCTTGGATCATATCCGACATGACAGCACCAGCCGAGTTGATAGCCTTACCAGCCTGCTCGACTTGCTCGCTGTCTATCTCAGATAGCCCAATACCAAGCGCTTTGGCTTCTTCAGTCATCGCGCGCAGTGCTTCAGCGTTGTTCTGAAATAGAGGCAATAGGCGCGTCGAGTCGGAGGCCATGGCCTCCATGTGAAAGGTCATTTCTTCTTGTGATAGGTTCGCTTCTTCCAGCGACTTAACAAACAAACCTAGCGCGTCTTGCCCTGATAACCCTCTGAAGGCGTCGGCTGTTATGCCGATCTTTGGCGCGACCGTTTCGAAGAATGAAGCCATAGGCCCGCCGCCCGTTGTGACGAAATCACCCACGCGGTCGGTCACATCTTTTAAAATATCGCCGTATTTTTCCTGCTCAATTCCGAACTGTTGAGCCGCAAACGCCCCGCGCTGAAACTCCTCTGTTACCGTGTTGGCAGCAAAGGCGAGATTATTTAATTCTCGGATATTGTCAGAGGTAACTTTGAATATAGCTGTGCCGATAGCTGCAGCAGCCGTCACACCAGCAGCCGACCATTTAGCGAAGGCTGCAGCGTTGTCGTTTACTGATTTGCGGGCAGATTTTAATTCTTTCTTGACCGTCGCTAGTTCTCTGTTTAGATTCTTAGCGTCGGCCGTAATCTTGACACTTAGCGCGCCTACTGTAGTGGTAGCCATTATAAAACCTTAACCCCGCTTGCTTCTAGTTCGTGGCGTCGCTGCATCATGTCTGATAGGTCGTTCTCATGAATGCCGCCGATAGTTTTAGGCCGCTTAGCGTCCAGTATTAGCGCAACCTCGGCTGGTGTCATCTTCCAGTATTCCGAGGGCGCTACACCAAACTCAGCAACCATAAGCTGATATAGCTCATCCCACGGATAGCTATCGCGCAGATCTAGCTTTTGCGCTTCTTGTTCGAGGTGCCAGACTTTTTTTTAGGGCTTGGAAATACAGCGTTAAGGATCTGCGTTACCAGCGCGATAACATCAGCACCGCTTGCACCTTCACCGTTAAACATGCCGTCAAAAACTTCTTGCGTCGTTGTTGGCATTCCGCCCTCGTTGAGAAGCATAGACACCAAGCGAGCCGCACGACTAAAGCGCACGTCCCCCGTTGACACCTCGCGAGCCATGCCAGCCAGGTTTAACTTCTCTTCTAGCCGCTCAATCACTTCCATAGTCACCAGAACAGAACAGCTTTCACCGTTCCATTCTAGCTCTACACGCCTATTGATAGACATCTAGTTAAGTGCCAGGCGTGAAGGTGACAGCACCAGACGAGCTGAAAGAGGCGTCGAAGGTACTAAGCGCATTCGATTCGCCAGTGTTCGAAACGTTATCAAGAAACGCATCGAACGCAAGCGTTGAGCCGTCTGGATAAGATACCGCAACAGGGAAAATCTGAGACGTGCCAGAATAAGCCTTAATAAGCTCTAAATTCTTGGCGATACCTGACATGGTGAATTCAAGTGACTTTACACCAGGGACAGCTAGCCGTTCTTGCCACCCGCTCGAATTATCGTCAGTTGTGTCCAGTGGTTCGTTGTTAAACGTAAAGCCTTTCGAGTTAACGCCAACTAATGCCGACCCGCCGAGTGTGAACGTGATTTCACGCCCAATGATACCGATTCCTACAGTCATGATCTGTTACCTATGGTAATGGTTCAAAAATTACAGTGAAGCGCTGAACACCTGTGCGAGTCAGCCCGTCGCTTTCAGTTAGTATAGTACTAAACTCTTGCTGTACTGTCGATAGTCCGTAACTTACGGTATCAGGTAGCGTTACCCGATGTAACGCCCCATAGATAACGCCCTGTAAATCGGCGCACTCTTTCTGCCCTCGATAACGGCTGAACACCTCGATTTGGATTGTCGAAACGAATCCGGTTTCCAGGTCTGTGTCATTCTCTTGATTTTCTAAAGAGTTGACCTTGATATAGGGAAACGTGTCGTAATTCTCTGGCACGTGGCCCAGCACTGGCGTAGCAGTTGATGTATCGATAGCGTTAAATATTGCTGTATATATTTCGTTCATTTGCCCGCCTGTTTAATTTGTCTATCTAACGCACGCTCTAGGTTCTTTGCGTAATCGTCTATGTTCTTGTTTAGCGCTGGCTGCAGCCACGGCCTGTTCATTAATAGTTCAAGATAGGCACCGTACTCGACATCAGTACCCACTAGCGCCTCCATAGTGCCTTTATCGTGAACCATGTTGATATCACCAACCAAGCGGCCTTTATCAGTGTTGGGCGCGTCACCTGGCTTGGACGCTATGTGAATCACGCCACCCTTGCGCGCATAGACTCTGCCCACGCTGTGCTCCCTTATAGAAGAGACTGCGCTACGCTGAACCTTTAGCGCGGTAAGCCTAACCGTCTGATCTATAGCCTTCTCAGCATCAACAGCGAAGTGATCAAGCTTCTTGAATAACTTGTCGAAGTCATCAGCCATCAGCTAGCCTTTTTACGCTCGCAAATAAGCTCTATCCACTCGTCAGCCTCATCAATGTTGTTGATAGACCTGATAGGTAGATATTCGCCATTATAAGAAACGCGCATTTTCTCAGTAATCCCTACCGCATAGCGAAAATAAAACTTCAACATTTGCCCTGTTTCAACACGCCCCGCTTGAATAGCCTCGCTCGCGTCCATGTTAGTAACTTCGGCCTCAATAGCTGCATGTTCCGCCCATGACTCAGTAAAACCACCCGCGTCATCTGGTGTAAGCGTGATAACTTCAATACTTGCAGACTTTCTAACGTACGTTTTACAGTCTAGAAAATAGGCCGCCTCTGCTGCGTCCTTCTCGACCTTCATAATCTTGACGGGGATTCGATTAAATACACAATCGATATTGCCCGCCGTAGGATCTTTCACCCACTGATCTACGTTCGTTACCAAGCGCAGCTCTGTATCTTCATCGCCGTTAACTATGAAATTGTTTTCTAAGTCGATAGCTGTACCGTTCTCGCAACTGCCATTCACAGTAATAATTGAAAACGGCTTTTGATACTGGCCAAACGTACCAGCAACAAGTTTGGTTGCTAGCTTCTTAAATGTGTTCATGCGCGATCAACTCTAAATGAATATAAGCCAGAATCGCCATCAAGCAGGGTGTCAAGATAAGCGTCAATGCTATCAGTGCGCAACGTCTCCCATGACCCGCCCTGAAAGTAGGATATTTGCAGCTCACCTAGCTTTTCGCTCTGCACGTTTTGAGTGCTGCCGGAAGGCAATAGCGCTGTACTGTTAGCCAGTATAGCGGCCTCTATCTGAGCGTTTTTAAGCTCTTGCGGGATCGAGTCAGACGCAACTAGATACCCGTCGATATAAACGCCTGAGCGGGGCCACTGTAGCGGCTGAGTGCTTGACACCTTGGAGCCTTGAAACTGGCTTCTGTGACTCTCTATGTAATCCATGGCAAGAATTAACTCTTGCTCTCTTATGGCGGAGCTTGAACCAATCGTCTTGCCCCTTGCCGCCGCGTAGGTCGTGTAGTCCGAGTCGCTAACATAAGTGTTAGCGCCTGCGACTATTGAACCGTCTTCTACTATTAAAGTCATTGTTTACCGCTCCTCGACTTGGAAGAATGAATCTATCTCTGCGGTCGCGTCATTTGTGCCGGTTTCATTACTAATTTGTAGTTTTACAAAGTCGTTCTGATCCAGCTCTATACGTGATGATACCGTGAAAAATGCCACATTCCTTCCGCCTACTAAATTGTTAACCTGGCGCTTAAATATAGAAACATCAACAAAACCGGCTGCTGAGTCATCCCATTTTACCACCTTAAGATCCAGCTCATCATTTGCTGTTGACTCCATAACTAGAGCAATATTTATATCATACTCTCTAGGATTGCTGCCAAGATGCCGCAACTGCCCGTTAGCTGGTGAATCAAAATGCTGTAAATCAGATGTTGCCCATGTCCCTGCGATATCGTAAAACGTAGATGTCGCACCTATCGCGGTAGCTACCTCAGCCGCTAGAACAGCCTGCCCGCCCTCGAATGTGTTTTGCATTCCGACATTGCCCTTCCACACCGCAGCAATATCTCCTCTACTCATGTTTGGCGTTATGTTCGCGTCCTCTGAATTGAACGAGCCATTCCTTGAGACTATACAACCATCAAGCTGCACCGTTGACGGGTTGGAAAAATTCGAAGGTGAGAAGTCAAAAAAAGCAGCGCTTGTAGGTAGGTCTATATTTTGATTTGATCTAAATCTAGACGCCATCGTAAAACCTGCCCCCGCCTCAAAAAGCGCGCCAGTCATACCAGCATCCAAGCCTCTAACTATAGAGGTTTCTATAAAAAAACCACCGGCCCATGTTCCCGCGAGTGTTAGTGTTGGCGACCCCCCAAATCTACCTGTGCCAGTCTCTAACCCTTGTCTATAATCCGTAATCGTACCTAACGACGTGCAGTCATTATAGTTAATTCTTGCAAATTCAAACGCCTCTGCGCCCGTGTCGCTGGTTAGGTTGTAAACCTGAGAGCCTGCACCTGTAACCTCTATCGCGTAATCTTTACCGAGCAAGTTTCCTGACCCGCCAATCGGCGATGTAAACATAGTATAACCGGCAGCGCTCGACGTAAGCTTTGAAACATCGAAAGAAAGCCCAGCTAGATTTAGCCCGCCAGCAGGAACCTCTATTTGCTGAGATCCCATATCGATAACGCCGTTAATGATATATACCGAGGTTGAGTCAAGCGTGCCCGATAAATCCGCAGCCTCATTGACAACTATTTGCTTCGTGATCAAAGCCGCATCAACATCACCGCCCAGTGTGTTTATCTTGGTTCGTGCAGATAGGCCGCTCTCACCGTTTGCTATATTAGTCCAAGTCATTTTTATACTCCATCATTCCAAGTTGCTGAGTCATCCCACTTGCCGAGATCGTTCCAAGTTCCGGCCAATAAAATCCAAGTCGTGACGACAGGTACGGCGTTCGAAAGCCAGTGACTTAAAAGAGCGTTCCTACTGAGATCATCATTCAAGCCTGTAGCGCCTAAACCTTCAGCGATAGCTCTTATATACTTGTTTCTTGATTTTTTTCCGCTTGAGCCGTTAACAGCCGCATCAGTTGCGCGCAGTAGCTCATTTCTTGAAGTGTTGACAAAGACACCGCCGTAAGCGCTGGCGATACTTTCTAGAATTTCGTTTCTTGATTTGCCTGTAAGATCGTCAGCTATACCAATAGCTGAAGCAAGATCTATTAATAGCTTATTTCTATCACTCATGATTCACCGTTCAATTAATACTTAGTGAATGAAAGCCCCTATAAAGGGGCTTTCTTTGACTTCTTATGCTTTAGGCTTTTTAACTTCTTTGCCGTCAGCATCAATGACCTTTTTATCATCTGGCGCAAATCGAGCGTCGATAATTTTACCGCCCGCTCTTAGTTTGGCCTTCTGATCCTGCGTCACAGGGTGAACTACATATTGAACTTTTTCACTACTCATAAGTTGTCTCCTTATGCATCAGCGTCAGCGATGGCAATTGTGCCAAGCGTGTGCTTGTCTTCAGTTACGGCCTTATCCCAGTTCGTACCCGTTGCGATTTCCGCATCAGTTGGGGACTTGCCACCGTTCGTGATATCCCACGTATAGCCCTTAAGCTTCAAGCCGAACGTGTAATCCGCCTGCCACGTTGTTTCGATGCGCTCTTTGCCGTTAGTGGTTTCAAGGTTGGTGATAATATCAGTCGAGTTATCAACAACAATGCCGCTAGCCGTAACAGAAAGCACTTTAGACTTGTTAGGCGTACCAGCTTCATACAGCGCTGGGATATCCGAAACGACAGCCACCTTACCCAAGATATCAATAACCCGAACGTTACCAGCAACAAATAGCTGATTTGAGTTCGCAAGGTTAAAGTCAACTAGCTTATGATAGGCCGCGCCGGTCATAATGTCAGATACCAGCAAGCCCGACATGTCGCCAAACTTGGCGTGCGAGTTGTTAATAGCTGTATAGGTCATAGCCGCCGATGCTGAAACATCGTTCGTTAGTGCCGCTTGGTTCTCAACAGCCGCAACACCTGCCGCAATAGCCGAGTTAAGCTGATCTTGTAACAATGCATCTGCAAAACCTTCAGCGATAACCATGATGGCCTCGTCTGGTGACTTCTGCAACCAAGTCATTTGTGCAGGCTCAAACAATACAGGGCCAAAACCGCCAGCCACTTTAACGCCTGACATTTCACCTTGAGTCAGCGCAGTTGAAGCCTGAGCGCCGTTAGCTGCATAGCGATCAACACGACGACGCGCACCAACCAATTGATTGTAAAAAGACTGTGTGGAATAGTCACCCTTCCATGCATCAGCATTTAGAATAACTGAG